AAGGAACACCTCAACAACCTCAAGATGCTGGACCTACAGGCAATGGTGGTGGCACAATCGGAACAGGAAATGTACCGGCTGCAGGGGAGACTACGTTTGCTGGGACTCCTAGAGCAGTTGCCGGAGCAGGTGAAGGAGGCACTTAATAGAAAAGAAAATGGATAAATTAAAAGGTAAACAAAAAAAATTAGATGCTAATAAAGATGGTAAGATTAGTGCAGAAGACTTTAAATTATTAAGAAAACAAAAACAAGAAGGTGGTTCTATAGATGACCAAATGCAAATGGCTATGAATCAACCTATGCTTCCAGACGAAGAAATGGAAGATAATTATTTAGATTTTATAATTGACGAAGCATTAGACGAAGAAGAAGAAGATATGCTAATGTCAAAACTTGAACAAGATGAGCAACTATCTATGCTATTTGATAAAGTATTAGAAGTTGCTTCAGAATTTGCTGGGTCTGGTCCTGTAGAAGGTCCGGGTTCAGGAGTCTCCGACAGTATACCTGCAAGGTTGTCTGATGGAGAATTTGTCTTTACTGCAAAAGCTACAGAGCAAATCGGAGCTGATGAATTGATGCGTATGATGAAAGATGCTGAAGCTGCTGCAGATAGACAAGGTATGCAGGAAGGTGGCATGATGATGGAAGAAGAAGAGGTTGACCAATTTGGAAGACCTATTGATTCTGATATAGCTCGTGATGAGTTAAAGAAAAACATGATGTCAGTTAATCCTCGCTACCGATAAGCAATAGAGCTACCCTATTAGCGTAGGCACTCTATTATATATTAACCCTTGAGGCTACCTTTACAAGACAAGCCCTGCACGTGCACAACGCAGCTACCTTGTTTACGAAGCCCCGACTAGGAGAAAGAATATGACTAATGAAGTCCAAAAAGAGGAAACGCCAAATCCTTATAATAAAAATAAATCTTGGCATAAAGGCGATATGAAACCTTTTGAATCATCAGAGGGATTATACTTTGATAAACCAGAAGACAAAAATAAATTATTTAAGTCTAATGATATTAACGAAGCAGTAAATCCAGATAATGTTGAAGTAGAAGAATTGGAATCTAAAAAGGATGTACCTTATAAGAAACCAGACTACAAAAAACGTTATGATGATTTAAAAAGACATTATGATACTAAACTTAATGAGTTTAAACACAGAGAAGAAGAGCTATTAACTCAAGTTCAACAACCTGAATATACAGCTCCTAAAACTGAAGAAGAACTAGAAAAGTTTAAAACAGATTATCCTGATGTCTACGAAGTAGTAGAAACTGTTGCTCATATGCAATCGGAGTCTAAGGCAAAAGTTCTAGAAGAACGTCTTAGCAAACTTCAAGAACGTGAACAAGAGTTAATACGAAAAGATGCAGAAAAAAGGTTAATGGATAGACATCCTGATTTTGAAGATATTAGAAACAGCGATGACTTTCATGCATGGGCAAAAGAGCAACCAGATTCAATTCAGAAATGGATTTATTCAAATGCTGATGATGCCGATTTAGCTTCACGTGCTTTAGATTTATTTAAAAGAGATATTGGTATGGATGTTCCTAAAGAGACTAAGTCATCTTCTAGGACTAGAAAATCTGCTGCTGATATGGTGTCAACTAAAACAACAACAGTTGAACCTAAACAGGAAAAGATTTGGTCCGAAAGGGAGATTGCTGCAATGAGCATGGATGAATTTGATAAGTACGAACAGGAAATATCAGAAGCTATGCAAGAAGGCAGAATCACAAAGTAAACTATTATAACACATAGGAGAAAGTATCATGGCTCAATATTTTGAACCCTCAACCGATACCGATGCTAACTTTGCTAACTCCGTAAGTGGACAAACTAATAGCTACTTCCTACCTAGTATTTATTCTAGAAAGGTTTTAAACTTTTTTAGAAAGAGCTCAGTAGTAGAAGCTATTACAAACACCGACTATGCTGGTGAAATATCTGCTTATGGAGACTCTGTAAAGATTATCAAAGAACCTGTAATTACTGTGGAAGATTACACAAGAAATACAGATACAACACAAACTAAACTAACTGACCAAGAACTTACTTTGGTTGTTGATAGTGCTAAAGCTTTTAAATTCATCGTAGATGATATTGAAACTAACATGTCACATGTCAACTTCAAAGAGGTTGCTTCATCATCTGCTGCATATGCATTAAGAGATTCATATGACGCTGCTGTTATTGCAACTATGTTCTCAGGAGTTTCAAGCTCATCACCTGACCATGTGTTAGGTACTGACAACGCTACTGATTTAGCTGCTGGAACTTTTGATGGAACTGGTAACTTGGACATTGGTTTTGGTACTAATGAGCATGACCCAATAGACGTTATGGCTAGAATGGCAAGACTATTAGACGAACAAAATGTTCCTGAAGAAGGAAGATGGTTTGTTGCTGGTCCTGACTTCTACGAAGTTCTAGGTCAAGCTTCATCTAAGTTGCTATCTGTAGACTTCAACGCAGGTCAAGGTTCAATTAGAAATGGATTAGTATCAAGTGGAAAACTAAGAGGATTTGATATGTACAAATCTAACAACATTGCAAGTACATCTAATGCTGCTGGTAAATGTTTAGGTGGACATATTTCATCTACTGCAACTGCTCAAACTATTGTTTCAACAGAAACATTAAGAGACCCAACATCGTTTGGTGACATAGTTAGAGGATTGCACGTATACGGAGCAAAGGTTTTAAGACCAGAAGCTCTAGTATCAGCTTTCTACGGAATTGATTAATAATCAATAAGGGGGAGGCTTCGGTCTCCTCCACTTTTATAAGGAGATAAAATGGAAGGAAAAATAGAACATTATGAAACTATTCAAGAAAAAGAAAAAGTATGTCTTGAAATGGTTGGTTACAATGAAAGTTTAAAAGAAAAAGATAAAGGAGATAAATAATGGATTACGGAATAGACAAAAAGAAAAAAAGAATGGGTATGATGTACGGTGGAAAAAGAAAAGCTATGAAACATGGTGGACCACATAATAACATGGACAGAGTTGGCATGGCTATGGGTGGTGCAATGGATGTTCAAAAACCTAACTAATGAAAGTTGCAGCACCTAAAGGCTACCATTGGATGAAAGCTGGTAAGTCTTATAAATTAATGAAAGACCCTAAAGGTGGATATAAACCTCACAAGGGTGCAAGTAAATCTGCAAACTTTGAAATACAAAAGGTACATAAAAAATAATGGCAACAACATATTTAGATTTAAGTAATGAAGTTCTAAGAGAACTAAATGAAGTAGTATTAACATCTGGTACATTTGCTTCAGCTACAGGTATTCAAGGATTTGTTAAAGATGCAATTAATAAATCATTGTTTGATGTAGCAAATGCAGAACCACAGTTACCATTTTTTAGTGCTGGAGTAAGTGGTAGTACAGACCCTTTTTATGGTAATGTAACTGTAGCTACTGTAGCAGGACAAAGATGGTATACATTAAAAGATGGTAGTTCTAGTATAACTACAGATTATTCTTCAGTTGACTGGGATGATTTTTATATTACTACTATAAATGTAAGTGGTGAGTCAGCTCCTTTTACATCTACAGGGTTAAAATATTTAACACTTGCAGATTGGAAAAGATATTATCGAGATGCAGAAAATGCAGACGATGCTGATAGTCAATCTTATGGAGAACCTAAATATGTATATAAAAGTCCAGACCATAGAAAGTTTGGACTAAGCCCGATACCTGATAAAGTTTATAATGTGCATTTTTATGCCTTTGAAAAACCTACAGCTTTATCAGCATATAATGATACTATACCAATGCCAGAACAATACAGTAATGTATTAACAGCTCGAACTAGATATTATGTACATCAGTTTAAAGAAAATATACAACAAGCTGCTATGGCATTAGATGATTATAGAAAAGCTTTACGTCATATGAAAAGTAATTTAATTAATCCACAGCCAAAGTATATGACAGATGATAGGAGATATTTCTAATGGCAGCATCTATGCCATTTTCAGTACCACTACAAGGTGGTCTTAATAAATCTACTAACTCGTTAGCATTATTAAGAACTCCCGGAGT